ATACAGACAAATTCGTAAAGGTATCAGACAGAGAATGTCCGTGGTGTAAAGCGGTTTGCGCTTCTACCGACAAGTATTGCCATGAATGTGGGTGGCACATAGCCGATACTCCGCAGACGGAAGCCGTGGTAAAGCCGTACAAGCCTACGAATCGGGAAATATTGGACGCTATCGAGAATAGTGATTGTCCGTGGAAATAACATTGGCACAGCATAGGGCGGGCGAATCGTTATAACTGTATTTTTCTAAGTATTATTTCCTTTTCCAAACCACCGCCCGCTCTATGTGGGGCATATAAGGAGAACATGAAAACTGAAGAATGACAGCAAAAGAGTTTCTGAAACAATATGAATATGCTGACCGCAGAGCCAAACGGCTCAAGGCGGAGTATGAAAAAGAGATGGTGCTCATCGATGCTGTGAGATCCCCATCGGATAACGATGGGATGCCGCACGGATCCGGGACATCAAAGCCTACAGAGGATAAGGCGCTCAGGCTTGCAGAAGCGGCGAAAGCGTGGAAGCTGGCAGAGTGTGACGCGATCCACGCAAGGCAGGAAGTGTTCAAGGTGATACATGATATCGACGGCATCGAGGGGGATGTACTCATTGAGAGATATATCCATTTCCACAAGTGGGAAGAGATCTGCATCCTGCTGCACTATTCATGGAAGGGAATACACATCGTGCACAGGCGGGCGCTCGTTATTGTTCAGCAAAGGCTCGAGAATAGTACATTGAATTACACCACACATTAATGATTTGATGTATTCAGAAAGAGTGTCAAACATCTCATTCTTTTGATCTCCTTTGAGGCCGGGGTTCTCCCGGCATCATGCCCGTCATAGTTACCTCGCCGGTGCAATTCCGGCGGCGGGCTCTTCTAACAATAAAATACTTAAGGACACACAGAGGGACGGTCATCCGTCCTTTTGTGTTGGTGACAGATATGGATACACGAAGATCAGACCGTACCCCCGGAAACAGGGCCGCGTTCGATAAGGCCCGTAAGGTAATACTGAGCACCCAGGATGTATGCGGGATATGCGGGAAGCCGGTGGACAAGACCCTCAAGTATCCGCATCCGCTCAGCCCGACAGTTGACCACATCATTCCTGTCAGTAAGGGTGGACATCCAAGTGATCTCGCTAATCTGCAGCTGGCACATCGCTGTTGCAACCGCGCCAAGTCCGACAAGCTCGTAGAAAAGAAGAGTATTGTTCCTGACAAGGTGCTGTCCAACAGACTTTTGCCTCTTCATAATGATTGGATTGCATACAGAGCGAAGTAATCACAGCTGGTGTGATAGATAGGGGCATACCTCCCCCGGGAGACGCCCGGCGCCATTCCGCCAGCCCACTGCACGAAAAAACACACGGGGGTGTGACGCATGGCGAAAAAAGTCGAATTTGAATTAGATATAAACGGCCTTCGTGAGCTGATGAAGGGCCAGGAGATGCAGGCTGTACTGCAGGAAGCAGGAGACGCTGTGGCATCCGGAGCTGGTGGAGACTACGGGGTAAGGGTACACGTAGCGGACTATGTAGCCATTGCGAACGTGTTCCCGGAATCAAAAGAGGCCGCTAAAGATAACTACGAAAATAATACATTACTGAAAGCGCTCGGTTCTGCCGGGTTAAGCATGAGGAAATAGCATGGACGGATACAAGGGCATTGAATACTTAAGACGAAAACTGAATGAGAAGCGCCTCAGAGTCAATCTGAGATATTCGCATTACGAAATGAAGAATCTCGTAATGGATCTTGGCATATCGACTCCACCGGACCTGCGCTACTGGATGGGCACTCTCGGATGGTGCGCTAAGGCTGTGGACTCGATGGCTGACAGACTCGTCTTCAGAGAGTTCGTGGATGATAATCTCGGCATGGGCGACATCTATCTGATGAACAATCAGGACATACTGATCGACAGCATGATTCTTGGAGCGCTCATATCGTCCTGCGACTTCGTATATATTGCAAAAGATGGGGACGACGTAATGCTGCAGGTCGTGGATGGAGGAAATGCGACAGGCATCATGGACCCGAACACAATGATGCTTAAGGAAGGATATGCCGTACTTGAAAGAGGCGACTTCGACGCTCCTATTGTAGAGGCACACTTCACGAGAGAGGCAACAGTCATCTATAAGAATGGTGTTCTTGATAACATCTTCAATAACCCTGCGCCGTATCCTCTATTGGTGCCTGTCGTGAACAGGCCCGATGCAAAGAGACCTTTTGGTCATTCAAGGATATCGAGAGCCTGCATGAACATCGTTGCGGCTGCTATAAGGACAGCAAAGCGTTCAGAGATAGCTGCAGAGTTTTATTCATATCCGCAGAAATATGCGACAGGGCTGTCAGAGGATGCTGAAAAGATGGACAAATGGAAAGCGGCGATGTCCACCATGATCGTGTTTGAAAAGGACGAGGATGGTGATAAACCGACACTCGGTCAGTTCCAACAGGCGAGTATGAGTCCTCATTCAGAGCAAATGAGGATGTGGGCAGGTTTGTTTGCCGGCGAGACAGGGCTGACGCTTGACGATCTCGGGTTCCCTTCGCAGAACCCTTCAAGCGCTGAGGCCATCAAGTCGAGCCATGAGGCGCTTCGTCTGACGGCAAGAAAAGCGCAGAGGGACTTCTCCATAGGACTCCTGAATGTTGGATATATCGCCGCCTGTGTCCGTGATGACATTGAATACAGACGCGAGATGATAAATCTCACAAAGGTCAAATGGGAGCCGGTATTCGAACCGGATGCAGCTATGCTGTCAGTTATTGGCGATGGTGCCATAAAAATAAATCAGTCAGTTCCGGGATTCTTTGGAGAGAATAACCTTCGTGATCTGACTGGAATAGAGGCAAATGTCTGATAGGAGGTGACCTATGGAAGACGTAGCACCAAAGCTGTATTCGCAGATCCGGAAGCTATTCGACGCAGCAGTGGGCAAGGACTCACAGCTGAAGAGGGTAGAGAACCGGATCCGAGACGGCACGGCTACACAGAAGGACGTACTTCTTTACTCGCAAAGGCTCGGCAAACACGCATCGGAGGCTTGCAGGACGGTGCTGGTGCCCGACAATCTGCCTGACGGACGGCTCTACTACAACATCGGAGAGCGGACCGTCAAACGGCTGATAGAAGAGAACGAGGCAGAGATACTGTCGAGGGCATCAAAGCAGAATGCGGCTATGAATGTGGCTGCAGGTGTAGGCCTTAAGGCAAAGAAGCCGAAACGCGACAGAGCTGAGTCACTTGTCAGCGCAATGTGCAATGAAGAGGCGGATGCCAGCGTGGTCGAAAGGCTCCTGGGCGAGCCGCTTATCACCGTGCACGCTACTGTGGTCGATGATTTCATCAAGACCAATGCAGAGGTTGCTTACAAGGCAGGCCTTGAGCCGGTGATCATTCGTGAATATGACGGCGTAGGCATCCACGACGGCAAAGATGCCTGTCAGTGGTGTCTGGCACGTGCAGGCCGATGGTCTTACGGTGAGGCATACGATAATGGAGTGTTTGAACGGCACTCCGGATGCGGATGCACGACTACTTACGTATACGGGGACACCTCGCAGGACGTATGGAGCAAAGCCCAGTGGGAGACCGGCAACAACGAGGCACGTAAAGAAGCGATCCGGAACAAACAAGATGAGCTGCTCAGGAACACGAAGAGGAAATCCGAAGCCCGAACGGCTAGGGAGAGGTTCATTAGAGAGCAAATGAACAGCGGAAAGACCTTTTCCGATGCCTGGGCTGCTTATGAAAAAAGGAGGTAACGCATGGAAGTGGGAAGACAGACTCCCACGACTTCCGTAGTGTTACCTTACACAGATACTAAAGGACCTGAAGCGATAGCGCTTTACAATGCGACAGAGCGGACGGCAATCGAATGGCAGGAAGCTCTCTGCTATGACATCATGGCGGTCAATGATGACGGCCTGTGGGTGCATCAGATTTTTGGTTATTCGATACCAAGACGAAACGGCAAGTCTGAAAACGTGCTGATGAGATGCCTGTGGGGTTTGAAGAACGGAGAGCGGATCCTTTACACAGCACATAGAGCAACGACATCGCATTCAGTCTGGGAACGGCTCGAGAGAATGTGCAAAAAGGCCAGCATCAACGTTGAGTCATCTTTCAGAGCGTTCGGCAAAGAGCACCTGTATTGTGAGGGCGATGGAATCATCGAGTTTCGGACGCGGACCTCTTCCGGAGGTCTTGGTGAAGGATACGACTTGCTGATAATCGACGAGGCACAGGAGTATACGCCTGACCAGGAGACCGCACTCAAGTATGTCGTTACGGATTCGCTCAATCCGCAGACGATAATGCTCGGAACACCACCGACAGCGATCAGCGCCGGGACGGTGTTCCCAAAATACAGAGCGACAGTCCTGAGCGGCGAAGGCTATGACTCCGGATGGGCTGAATGGTCGGTCGATGCTATGACGGATCCGCACGATACCAGCGCGTGGTACGAGACCAATCCTTCAATGGGTTACCATCTCGATGAGCGCAAGATCAGAGCGGAGATCCGTGAGGACCCAATAGACTTCAACATCCAGAGGCTTGGGCTCTGGCTCCAGTACAATCAGCGGTCAGCAATATCGCCGAACGAGTGGAAAGCACTCCAGACGGAGGAGCTCCCACAGCTGAGGGGCAAACTCTTCGTCGGCATCAAGTTCGGCAACGATGGCTCAAATGTCTCGATGTCGATAGCGGTCAAGACCGATGACGGCAGGCGGTTTCTTGAGTGCATAGACTGCAGGCCGGTCCGTGATGGCTATGAGTGGATAATCAACTTCTTGGATAAAGCTGATGTGAAGCGCACAGTCATAGACGGAGCTGGTAAGGGAGACAACCTTGCAGAGACGCTCAAGACTTTCGGCATCAAGAGAGTGGTGCTCCCGAAGGTGTCAGAGATAATCAGAGCCAACGCGGTCTTTGAGGCGGACCTTAACTCCGCTGCTATATGCCACATGGAACAGACAAGCGTCGAGCAGGTCGTTAGTAACTGCGAAAAACGGGCAATAGGTGCGAACGGTGGCTTCGGCTACCGCTCAATCAAGCTCGGAGCGGACATATCCATACTTGACAGTATGATACTGGCTAATTGGGCATGTTCGGAAGACAAGGACAAGCAAGTCCAACACATAAGCTATTAAGAGCGGGCCAATGAGGGCCCGTTTTTCATAGAACAACATTACGGAACCACCCGGTTAAGTGGGAAGGAGACACAATGTCAGAATTTAAACCTATTGAGACTCAGGAGCAGTTTGATGCGATGATCAAAGGCCGACTTGAACAGGCTGAGCGCAGCTTTTTCGAGAAGTACGGAAACGCGTCAGAATTAAAGACTCAGCTTGGTGAAAAGGACGGGCAGATCGCCGACCTTACCAAACAGCTCGAAGAGGCCAACAAGAAAATTGAAAGCCACAAGGCAGAGATGGATGGGCTTAGCGCTAAAGTGCTTAAGTATGAGACCGACTCAGTAAAAACGAGAATAGCTCACGAAGAAGGCTTGCCGTATGAGATGGCTGCAAGGCTAACTGGAGACAATGAAGAGGCTATCAGAGCGGATGCAAAAACGCTGGCGAAGATGATGAAAAAGACCGCGCCGACACCTCCGAAATTTAATCCAGAGCCAGAGCCGAAGGACACCGTCGCTGCAGCGTGGGCACAGTTAAGTAATTCATTAAACAAGGAGTAATAAAATGGCTACAAGAACAAATAATGTTGCATTCCCTGCGCCGCTCGTAGCTGAGATGTTCAGCACAGTACAGGGACATTCTGCACTCGCTAAGCTGAGTGCTTCCAAGCCGATTCCATTTAACGGCGAAACAGAAATGATCTTTTCAATGGCCGGCGAGGCTTCAATCGTAGGCGAAGGCGCTAACAAACCTGCTGGCGATGCTTCCGTAACACCTAAGGTAATTAAGCCGGTCAAATTCGTATATCAGCACAGAGTATCCAGCGAGTTCATTTATGCTTCGGAAGAGGGTAAGCTGAATTACCTGCAGACATTTGCTGATGGTTTTGCAAAGAAGATCGCTCGCGGTCTCGACATCGCAGCTCTTCACGGCGTTAATCCAGCAGACCTGGCTAACGCTTCGTTTAAGGCTACAAACAGCTTTGACGGACTTGTAACTAACACTGTTACCTATGCAGCCGCTTCGGTTGACGCAAACATCGACGCTGCTATCGCTATGATCACAGCAAACGACCGTGAGGTCAACGGCCTTGCTCTTTCGCCTGCAGCAGGTGCTGCTCTCGCAGCAATCAAGGTTAACGGCGTAGCTCAGTATCCTGAGTTCAGATTCGGACAGAATCCTGACGCTTTCTATGGTATGGGTTCTGATGTAAACAGCACGGTTTCCGTAACTGGTGCTGCTACCGGTTCTGATACTGACCACGTTGTCGTTGGTGACTTCGCTAACGCCTTCAAGTGGGGCTATGCTATGAACATCCCTCTGGAAGTAATCGAGTACGGTGATCCGGATGGACTCGGCGATCTGAAGAGAACAAACGAAGTGGTCCTCAGAGCAGAGGCCTTCATCGGCTGGGGAATCCTCGATTCTGCAAGCTTCGCAAGAGTTAAGGCATAGTCATGCTTTACAGGAACGAGAAGACCGGCGTAATAATTGACGTTAATTCTGTTCTTGGAGGAGATTGGAAGCCGGTCAAAGTAAAGGCAGAAGAGACCTCCAAAGAAAGAAAAAAGAAAACGGAGACTAGAAAAAAATGAGCGATTTTGCAACGTTGAATGACGTTGTCGCAATTTCGGGAGTTAATTACACTTCGGCGGAACAGGAGCGCATTGCGACGCTCCTTCCGCTGATTTGTTCTTCGTTAAGATTCGAAGCTGTCAAGGTCGGCAAGGATCTCGATGAGATGGCAGAAGATGCCTCCTATGCGAGTGTTCTCAAACTGGTCACCTGCGATATAGTCATCAGGGCAATGAGGCAGACGCAGACGGGTGACCCGTTGTCTCAGGAGAGTCAGAGTGCAAATGGGTATTCGTGGTCAGGCACCTATGCGATACCGGGAGGCGGTATCGCGGGCGCGATCATGAACAACGATCTCAAGCGTCTCGGACTCCGCAGACAGAAGTACGGAGTCATAGACTTCTACTACGAGGAACAGAATGCCGAAAATTAGCGGAGAGACCATCGAGCTCATCCCTCAGGTGGAAGGAGCTGCCGATGCTTTCGGAGAACCAGTAATTACCGACGGAACGCCTATCTCAATCGAGAACGTCCTGATTTCGCCGGTTACGAGTTCCGAAGTTTTAGACACGTTGAACTTATCAGGGAGGAAAGCGGTCTGCCAGCTTGCGATACCTAAAGGCGATGCCCACGAATGGGAAGACCAGATAGTCTTCTTCTGGGGACATCGCTGGAAGGCCGTAGGCTTCGTGATCCAGAGCATGGACCACCTGACGCCGCTGTCCTGGAACAAGAAAGTGATGGTGGAGAGATATGATTGAGACCATAGTTAAAAGCTTTCTTGAGACCAAGACGAACGTGCCGGTCCGCTTTGAGCGGTCTCCGGAGATGCCTGCGAAGTGCATCGTACTGGAGAAGACAGGCGGCTCATACAACGAGCAGATATATACGGCTACGATAGCAGTGCAGTCTTATGGCGAGACTCTCGCTGAAGCGGCTGCGCTGAATGCAAATGTCGTTGACTGGATGTTAAGCATCAGGGACGCGGAGACAAACGTTTTCAATATCTCCCTAAATTCAGATTATAATTTCACAGACTCCGCCACGAAGCGTTATCGCTACCAGGCGGTTTTTGTTATTACGTACCACAATTAGGAGGTAAGATATGGCAACAGTAACGGCTGCAAAGCCAGGGCTCAGTGGAGTAGTTTACAAGGCACCGAAGGGAACAACCCTTCCGACCGATGCAACTACCGCACTCGGGAATTCGTTTGTTAGTCTTGGATACCTCAGTGAAGACGGATTCACCAACAACTACGAGATAAGCTCGGAAGATATCAAGGAAATGGGCGGCAAGACCGTTCTGACTGTTCAGACGGACGTGAGCGATACGTTCTCGTTCAAACTGATCAGCGCACTTGATCCCGAAGCACTGAAGGCCACTTTTGGTGGAAGCAATGTAAGCGGCACAGTTGAAGCTGGTCTCTCTGTAAAGGTAGCCGGTGATGAGCCGGAAGAATCCGTATGGGTTTTCGAGACCATAATGCGTGACGGCGTACTGAAGAGAATCGTTATTCCTGACGGCAAGGTTTCCGCTATTGGAGAGATTGCTTACAAGCGTAACGAGGCTGTTGGTTACGACATCACACTTACAGCGCTGTATGACTCCACTGCTGGATTCAACCACAAAGAGTTCATTCAGGAACCATAAGGAGCCAAGCGCATAAAAAAGAGTATTCCCGGGTGCGAATCGTGCCCGGGTTCTTTTTTCAGGAGGTGAAATAATGGCTATTGCTAAAGGTGTAACTAAGAACGGCTTTGCATATGAATATGACAATGACATATTTGCGAATTGGGAAGTCATGGAGTGGTTTACGGAGATCCTCGAACTGCAGGAGATTCCAGAGGAAGACCGCTCGAACGAAGATAATATGCTATTACTCAGGGATATGTACGCAGTCATAAGGAAAGTGTTTACACGTTCTCAGATAGCAAAGTGGAAGAACACCAACCGGAATGAAAAGGGCGAAGTCGTTTCTGATTGGATGTGGGAAGACTTCTCGAACATATTCCTTGAAACAGATGATAAAGAAACAAAAAATTCATAGCCCTGGCTCGGATGCTGGCTCTGGATAGGGATGCGTTCATTTGTGACATGGCGGAGACCTATCGGATATACGACATCAGAAGCGTGGAACTGCCTTATCTGGCAATTCTCGCATCAGGGCTGGGGATGGATTCAAGGATAAGACGGAAGACCTACGGGCTGAAGGCTTCGTGGTCTACCGCAATGTTGGCAATGCTCATAGATGGCTTCAGCAAAGATGGTGCGAAGCCGTTGCTTCAGGAGTTCCTCGAAAAAAAGGATAAGGGCGTAAAGAGCAACAGCAAGGTCTTTGCCAGCATTGAAGATTTTGAGGCGGCAAAGGCCGCTATTTTAGGAGGACATACGAATGGCTGATCTCGGTCAAGCATATGTACAAATAATACCAAAAGCCGAAGGAATATCGGGGCAGATAACGAACGTGCTCAGCGGTGAGGCAGGCGATGCCGGTACTAAGGTCGGCGGACTGTTTACTAAAGGCTTCGGCGGTAAGCTCGCAAAGGGTGCAGCCATCGCAGGAACAGCTCTCGCAGCCGGTCTTGCTGTGGGCGGACACGCACTGAAGCAGGGCATCAAGGATACCGCTGCTTATGGCGATAATGTTGACAAAATGTCGCAGAAGATAGGCTTCTCGGCTGAAGAGTATCAGAAGTGGGACTATGTTCTGCAGAGGGCCGGCACGGACATCGGCAAAATGGCTCCGGCAATGAAGACACTGTCGAGCGCAGCGGCAAGTAATTCCACGGCTTTCCAACAGCTTGGGATAAGTCAGGAACAAGTTGCAAAAATGTCACAGGGCGAGCTCTTCTCAAAGACCATCGAGCAGCTGTCTTCGATGGAGGATAAGACAAAGAGAACTGCTTTGGCATCTCAGCTTTTGGGTCGTGGCGCTACTGAGCTCGGTCCGCTCCTCAATGGTGGAACTGATGCAATCAGGGAGCAGATGGAGATTGCAGAAAAGTACGGAATGGTGATGTCCGATGCAGCGGTCAAGGCTTCTGCAGATTTCACCGATTCTGTTACAACGATGCAGATGACTATGACCGGTCTAAAGAACCGAATGATGGCAGAGTTCCTTCCTGCAGCGACGCAGATCACGGACGGCATTGGCAAAATGTTTGCGGGCGATATGTCGGGAGTCGATGATATTGTTGCTGGCATTCAAGGAATTGCTTCGAAGGTCAGGGAAATGGCTCCACAGATATTGCAGGCAGGTGCGGATTTGATAGGGCAGCTTATTGCGGGCCTTATGAGCAAATCCGGAGACATCGGTCAAAAGGCCGGTGAACTGGCAACGACCATTGTCTCAAAGTTGATAGAAAAAGCACCTGACATACTAAAGAGCGGTTTACAGCTCGTACTTGGACTCGCTCAAGGCCTTATAGCGGGACTTCCGAAGGTCATAGCTACTGTCGGCAGGATAGGACTATCGATCGTCACTGGTCTCGGTTCGGCTATATGGGGCAAGGTCAAACAGGCGGCTAACGGCATCAAGGAAAGATTCCTGGCACCTATCAACGCTTTGAGGGACAAGATCAAGGGCGTAGTGGACAAGATCAAAGCTATGTTTAAGTTCACTATCACGCCTCCACACATCAAGTTGCCTCATCTTTCAATATCCGGCAAGCTGAGCCTTTCACCACCATCGGTGCCGAAAGTAAGCATCAAATGGTACAAGAAAGCGGAAGAGAATCCGTACATGTTCGGCAATGCTACACTCTTCGGAGCGGGCGAAAACAATGACGAGATCCTCTACGGCAGGTCGGCCTTGATGAAGGATATCAAAGAGGCCACACAAGGCAGTGGCGAGGGGGACATCATAATCAACCTCAATTACACAGCTTCTGACGATGCCAGCGACATGGTCAGAGACATCGCAAGGAACGTGAAACTTTACAGAATGGCGGGGGCGTTATAAATGGCAGCGAA